AAAGGTCTCTTCTGCGTCAACATCGGCCAGGCCGGTGGTGGTGAGACAGTGCTGCCCGGAAAGGCAGGTACTAATTACTTCTGGGCTAGTGCAGCACAGATCACGCGTTGGGCAGGATTCGGCGCCAAGAAAGCCCGTGTCGGTATTGCCTGGGAGCGTATCCAGCGCAAGCTATTTGGGCCACTGGATCCCGGCTACAGCAAAGAGTTACTAGATAACATCAAGCTCCACGGCAAGGCAGGGCTAAAGGTCCTGGTGGATGTCCATAACTATGTGGGCTATTCCACTACCAACACTGCGGTTAATCGGCAGAAGATCGGAACGGCAGCAGTGCCTCATGGTGCGCTGGCTGACGTAGACGCCAAGATCGTTGCATTGATCAAGTCAGATCCAGAGGCTTATGCAGCGTTCTACGGTATCGACCTATGTAACGAGCCCGTAGGTATTCCCTCTGTAGACGTGTGGGTGAAAGAGGCCCAGCTGTGTATTGATGAGATCCGCAAGATCGATATGCAGTGCGCCATTGCTGTCGAGTCCTTTGATTGGGCAACAACGGCAAGCTTTAAGGCTAAGGGCAACGAAAAGCTATTCACCCTGAAGGACCCGGCGAACCGCATCGAAATCCATACCCATCTGTACATGGATGAGAATGCTGGTGGTGGCTACGGGCACGACAACATCGACCCTCAAGTCGGCGTTAATCGGATGAAGGAATGCATAGCCCTCTGTAAGAAGGCTGGCTTCAAGCATTGCCTTGGTGAAGTGGGTGCTCCTGGCTTTATGCCCAATGCGTTGGCAGCACTGAAGAACGCTCTGATCTATGCACGAGACAACGGCTCAGACTGCTATGCATGGTGGGCCACCGAGACGGCCAAGGAAAACATCATGAGTCTTGAGGCTGATCGTAATAAGCCCGCTCTGGATGCATTCCGCGAAGTCTTCAAATAGGTGAAGGCCATGACACAGTGGAAGGTCATAGACGCAGACGGTCGGGCCTTCGTAGTAGAGGCTCAGACCTACGTACAGGACAGCACCAGTGCCCGCTTCTATGTGGGTGCTGAGCTGGTTAAAGAGATACCAAGGGCTGTGTTCGTTGAGAGGGTGATTGAATGAGCGTCATGAGCGAACAGGTAGGCGCGGAACTCCTTGAGGCTTTAGGGCTTCAAGGTATGCCAATTACAGCGGTCACTGTTCACTTCGAAGCCAGTCAGGCTGTAGAGGTGCTGGTCAAGTTCCTGCCTGACAAAGAGCAAGCCGACGGCGTGATTGAAATCCTCAAGCGCTATGAACTGCATGAGAAGGTAGACCCTAATGGCGCGCCTCAAGACACTACAAAACAGGGTGGCGACTCATAAGCCAAGCCTGAAGGTCATCAACTCCGATTCTTGGCGAGCCACCAAGACCTCATCCAATGACCGTGGTTACGGCTACAAGTGGCAGCAAGCCCGCCTACAGCATCTCCAGCAGCAACCCCTATGTGTGTACTGCGAGAGAGAAGGACGCATCACAGCGGCTTCTGTAGTCGACCACAAGATCCCGCACAGAGGCGACATGAATCTGTTCTGGGATAGAGCTAACTGGCAGAGCCTATGTTCCGCCTGCCATGGCTCAGTGAAGCAGAAGGAAGAGGCGCAGCTTCAATGAATGCAACTCTGACAGAGCAAGAGGCCAAGATAGCCCGAATGCTTGGTGAGGTATGGAATGAATACCTGAGCTTGCCTGTGGAGCATCCAATGGATCAGCAGGAGTTCTGCAAGGCTATCCATACCTGCCAAGACATGGTGCTTGCCAGGAGCGGAAGGAGAGCTTTGAACGCAGGTCTACCGCAAGGTCATGCACCATTACTGAATGATTGAGAATCTTTATCGATCCATGCATTTTGCAAGGAATTTTTGATCGATAGGGTTTTTTGATGGTGGGGGGAGGGTAAAAATATAGGGACTATCGAACACTAGACCGCCCCCGACCGCACGTACAGATTTTATTCCCCAATTTAGGAACAAGTTAAATGCCCTTAACCGACAAGAAGCGGCGATTTGCTGATGCCCTCCTTTCGGGGGTGAGCAATCGTGACGCAGCAGTGCAGGCCGGATACAGCGAAAAGACCGCATTTCAAGCGGGCTCCAAGCTTGCTAAAGATCCTGATGTGATTGCGCACGTTGAAAGACTCAGAAAAACGGCGGCTCCTAAGCCAGAAGTTAAACCTGAGCCAGCAAAAGTTAACTCTAACTATGAGCCTAAAGCACCTTTAGATCCGTTCGACCCGATAGCCTTTCTTGAGAGCTTGATGGGTAACGAGATTGAAGACCCGAAGCTTCGGCTGGAGGCGGCCAAGGCCTTGCTGCCTTATAAGCATGCCAAGAAAGGTGAGGTCGGCAAGAAAGACGCAGCCAAAGATGCAGCCGCTCAAGCAGCCGCTGGCAGGTTTGGTGTGCGGCAACCTCCCAAGAATGTAGTCCCGATAGGTAGACGATGATGCAATGGACGACCGCTTGCCCTGATTGGGAACGCCGGATCGTCGCCAGGGAATCGTTAATACCTCAAGGCCCATTATTTCCCGACCAAGCCGCTGAAGCCCTCGAGGTGTTCGGCTCGCTGCGCATGGTGGACGCCACTGGCAGTCCTCTGATGTGCGAGACAGTACGGGAGTGGGTGAACGAATTCGTAGCGGCCATCTTTGGGGCGTATGACCCTGATGAGGGTCGTCGGTTGATTAGTGAGTTCATGCTCCTGATCAGCAAGAAAAACGGCAAATCAACGATTGCGGCCGGCATCATGCTGACTGCTTTGATCCTGAACTGGCGTCCATCGGGTGAGTTCATCATCCTGGCACCCACGAAGGAGATTGCTGATAACTCCTATGTGCCCATCCGGGACATGATTGCAGCTGATCCAGAGCTGGCAGCGCTGATTCAGGTGCAAAACCACATCAGGACGGTAACCCATCGTCAGACAGGGGCAACCCTGAAGGTCGTGGCGGCTGATAACGACACTGTGTCGGGAAAGAAAGCCATTGGGATCTTTATCGATGAGCTCTGGGTATTCGGCAAGCGACACGGCGCCGAAGCGATGCTTCGAGAGGCTACCGGTGGTCTTGCCTCCCGGCCTGAAGGCTTTGTCATCTATGCAACAACGCAATCAGACGACCCGCCTGCTGGGATATTCCGCCAAAAGTTGATGTATGCCCGTAGCGTTCGGGACGGAAAGACAGAGGACTGCTCATTTCTACCGGTCCTGTATGAGTTTCCTCAGCACATGCTGGACGCTGGCGAGCATCGAAACTTCGCAAATGCCTACATCACGAACCCTAATCTAGGGCTTTCGGTTGATGAGCCATTCATCGAGCGAGGCTATAGGCAGGCCCAACTGGACGGTGAGGAGTCGTTCAGGGGATTTCTAGCCAAGCACCTTAACGTTGAGATAGGTCTGGCACTGCGATCTGACCGCTGGGCCGGTGCTGACTTCTGGGAGGGACAAGGCAAGCTGCCCGGGTTAAGCCTGGAAGAGCTCATATCTCGGTCAGAAGTAATCGATAT